ATAGGTCAGCTTTGACTTCCAAATCGATGTAATAGAAGTAAAGGACCCTCAAAACTGGCAAGGCCTGCCAGAATGGATTAGACTTAACCATGCCCAAGCACAACGCGCGCGCCTGCGTGTTGGTACACTGTGGGAACTTGTGGTTAAAAGTTGCGCCGAAGCGCGATAGTTGACGGAGCAACTCCGGTGCTAACACGAAGGTCTCTCGTCCGTCAACGATAATGGGCCAAAACAATGCAGAGCAAAACGATACGACCTGAGGCGCCACAGGTGATGGGTTCAAGCCCATGGCAGTCAGATCTAGGATTGTGGCGGACAGAACCTGCGATGCCACGTCGGGTGGCACATCCCTAAAGGCAAGCAGGCAGTCGTCACCCAGTCCCATAAATCGAATGAAACTCTCCAGGTCCTCACCGGCGACACCTTCAGGCCATAGCCGTTTTAGGTTCGCCAAAACACGGCCGACGACAGCAATTGTGACGCCGAGGGTGTTTCTATGAAAAGTGCCACCAAAGCCAGAGCATAGGCCATAAAGGTAGTCGAACTTTCCAAAGGGTGTGAAGACTTTGCGGTGTGTCATTGATCTGAACAACGCATTGAACGCATCCTCGTCATAGATGTCACATGCCTTTAATGCGATCTTTGCCATAACGCGGTCTGCGACCAATGCGAAGTTCTTGTTCTCGGTGCTGTCCAGACGAGAGAAGTCTAATTCCACTACTATGGAATATCCATCTACGTCCAGCCATGACCCAAATATGTCACCGACCTGCAGGGGGTTGCATCCGCTGGTCACAGTGATAATTGGGGCACTCGAGTTGACATCTCCCTTCAGCCAGCACTGTGTTTGTCGTTTCAGTGCTTCTGATATTGCCCAGAATGGAGGCCCAGAGACCAGATTGGCCGCTGGGTCTTTAGAGGGGCACACAAGCCGGGGTGCCTTAAGCCTCTTGTTCTTTCCATTCGGGTTTGGATTGGATTGTTTTTCCCATTTTATGAAGCTGCTCATCGGAAACGCTGACACTGTCTTCATGTCACCGTTGATGTAAGCATCAATGCCCGACCCATAGATCCTTCGCCTGCGGGAGTCTAGTCTCGAGTACCAACTGACGAGACCGAAGTTGTCGTCAGCAGCACTATATGAACCTATACTCTCTCCGGCTCGAATCTTATCGACCAAAGTGGTTATGGGTGGGGTTGGGTTTGTACGTGGTGTGGCTTCTCGGTACTCGAGGCCAAGACCCGGCAATAGATCACTCCAGAACCTGGTCATGTCGTCGGCCTCGTTCCATAACTGGCATCTCGCGCACGAGCCGCGTGCGTTGTAGTCCAGTATGGGACCTTTTGGGTTGGTATCACATGAGCAGCCTGTGCACGCTACTCCGTAATGCCTACCCATTCCGTCCATGAAATTCTTAGGTGTCGACGCATACCCGGTGACAGCGATGTCAAACAACAACAGGCCGGTGTGCCACCAGCGCTTGGTTGTAGACTTCGTGTCAACGTCAGGGTATAAGTCGGCAGCGCGGTCGATCGCTTCCTCTTCTTTCGCATGGCGCTTCAGGACTGTCGGATGTTCCTTTGGCTTCCACGAGCCTCGGAATGCCGGATCTAACTGGTACTTAGGATCCAATGGCTGTCCTGGCTTCTGCCCGTCGGGGGCAGGTAACAGACAAGTAGTCCCATAATAAAATGGACAATTGTCTGGGTTCCTGTACGGTGCGGG